AAACCCAAACCAATCAAAACATTCGATTTTTATGGAGATGGCTACAAATAATAGTTTATGGGTTGAAAAATACCGCCCCAGTATACTAGAAAATTACATTGGGAATGATCACCTTAAAAGTACTATGGCTAAGTACATAGATGAAAATGATATGAATAATATGATTTTCTATGGCCACGCAGGTACAGGTAAAACTACATTAGCAAAATTGTTAGTTAATAATCTTAATTGTGACTATCTCTATATTAACGCCTCGGATGAAAGGGGTATTGAAACTATTAGAGATAAGGTATCAGGTTTTGCTAGTACTATGTCATTTAAACCTCTTAAGGTAGTTATTCTTGATGAAGCTGATTTTCTTACAATTCAAGCACAAGCTTCACTTCGGAATGTAATTGAAACTTTTTCTAAGAGCACACGATTTATTCTAACCTGTAATTATGTAGAGCGTATTATTGATCCTCTTCAATCACGCTGTCAAGTACTTAAGATTGTGCCCCCTAGTAAGGGTGAAGTAGCAAAACATATTTTTAATGTTTTATCTAAAGAAAATATACAACATAGCACTGATCATCTTAAAGATTTAATAAATCAATACTACCCAGATGTGCGTAAGATGCTTAATGTATGTCAAATGTCTTCTAAAGATGGTGAACTAGAATTAGATAAACAAACGCTTGTATCATCTAATTATATTGATAAAGTAATTGAACTACTACCTAATAAAAAGTCATTTAAACAAATTAGACAAGTAATCGCCGATTCTAATGTTCAGGACTTTGAAGCGTTATATAAAACGTTGTATGAACGTATAGACGAATATACTTCTCGCCCCGCAGAAGCAATTATTATTATTGAAGAATATATGTACCATTCAAACTTCCGAATTGATAAGGAAATTAATGTAATGGCTTGTATTTCTAAACTACTTGAAGTCTCCGGTAAAGTTGTTTTATAAGGATATAATAGAATTTGGAGATAGAAAATTTTTATTGTATCGTACAATAAAAGAAACAGAAAAAACAACCCAAGAAGCTATTAACTTGGTAAAAAAATATTGGCATTGTGATACAGTTTTAAAAAAAGAAAAACATTATTATTTTTGCAACGAAATTCAAACAATAGATTATGAAGAAATCAGAAATGGCCCAACAACAACCCCAAATTGATTTGGGTAAAACCACTTCAGTACCAAATGACTCAGGTGGACAACTTTTTCAACAAGGATTTATCCTAAGAAAAGTATCTCGTTTTATTACTAATGGAGCTGAAGATGCTGTTCTCCCCATCCCAGTTTTTTATGATGAAAAAACAGGTAAGATTTTACAAGATACTTTACCACCCGAATTGAGAGGTGAGTATGACACTATTTGATTGGTTAAAAGAACTGACAGGTAAAAAACGAGATTGGGACTCCTTCTCGGATAAAGAGAGGGAGTCCTTTAATCCTTATATGGTGAACCGTTTTTTATCTATGCACGAACCTTTTATTGAATTGGTAAATTATGTGCAAACAATTCCTTACACTAGTAAACAAAAATATTACACAATATACTGTCAACTTCTTCCTAAAAAGAGTGTTTGGCTTAAATATATTAAATCAAAAATGAAACAACCTACCACGGAATTAGTAGAGGCTTTATCTAAAATTTATGAGTGTTCTACTAGAGAAGCAGAAATAGCAGTTATAACTTTAGATAATGATGTTTTAGAGGATATGTTATACAAAGCAGGCTATCAAGATAAAGAAGTAATCCAAATGTTTAACTAATGGATAGTATTGTAACCTCAGTTATAGAACAATTTAAAACTCGATCAGAGTTTGGTGAAAAAAAGTATGGTGTTAATATGGATCGTGAAGATCTTAAATTTAAAGAATGGGTTACTCATATGAAAGAGGAACTTATGGATGCTATACTTTATTTAGAAAAATTAGAAAAATTAAATGACAAAGAATAAAATTTTTATTACGGGATGTGCCAAAACAGGTACTACCCTAGTTAGAAGATTATTTAATGCTTTTAGTCTAAACGTTTATAATCATCAAGAAATTTCTCTTGGTGATTTTATTAAATCTGATTTTGAAGTAGGCAAAAGAACTGGTGAGCATGTGTTTAGTAATACTTTACCCCCTCAAGTAATTTCTCATCAATTGGATCTTATTAAAAAAAATAATATAAAAGTTATTAATATTACTAGGAACAAAACGGACACTCTAAACAGTTCAGATGGATACGTAACAGAAGAAAGATATCAGTCCTGTATTAACCAAGCTTCTACATATCCTGAATATATTACATATACTTTAGATTATAAAGATTTAATATCAACCCCGGATAGTGTCCAAATAGATTTAGCACAAATCTTTAACCTTCCTATCCATTTTAAATGGTCCGATTTCCCTAACTGGTTTGACCCCCATATCTCATGTCAGGAATTTAAAGGGGTGCCTTGGAATAGTAAAGAATATAGAATAAGAAAAATAGGTGAATCTAAATAATGGCAAAAAAACCCCAAATACTCAAGGAGATACAGAATAAAGAATTGCCTGAGGTAAACTATGCTTACCAAAAAACAATTTCTTATTCACAAATGTCTATGTATAGGAGTTGCCCACATAAGTGGTCACTCCAGTATAAAGATGGACATTATCAAAATGAGCAATCTATTCATTTTACTTTTGGAACTTCAATGCATGAAGTAATCCAAGATTGGCTTACTACAATGTATGAAGAATCAGGAGTAAAAGCAGATGCTATGAACTTGGAAGAAATATTCCAGGAAAAATTTATAAATTTATATAAAGAAGGTTATACTAAAAACAAAGATACCCACTACTCATCCCCAGAAGAATTACGTGAGTTTTTCGAAGATGGAGTAGCAATATTAGATTTTCTTAAAAAGAGACGTAAACAATATTTTGGAAACCGTGGATGGCACCTTGCAGGTATTGAGTTACCTATTGTAATGAACGTTGGTAACAATTTAGTATACAAGGGTTTTATTGATATGGTATTATACCATGAACCCACAAATAAATTTTATGTATACGATATAAAAACGTCTACTAGAGGGTGGGGTGCTAAAGCTAAAAAGGACGAAAATAAGCAAATGCAATTAGTTCTTTATAAAAAGTTTTTTAATGAGCAGTATGGAATCCCACTTGAAAATATAGAAGTAGAATTTTTTATTGTACGTAGAAAAATTTGGGAAAATAGTGATTACCCTATCCATAGAGTCCAACTCCATAAACCAGCTGCAGGACGTAATAAGCTTAGGAAAGCAGACACTATATTAGAGGAATTTATTAGTGACTGTTTTACTCCTAAAGGAAAACATCAAGATAAAGAACATCCTAAAGTAATATCACCCTTATGTAAATGGTTTTCCTTTAATGATAATAAAGAATTATGTAATAAACATTAATTTTTTAGACTCCGTACATATTTATATACGCAAACTATATAAAATATTATTATGAGTAAAAAAGATTTAACATTAACAAGCGTAAAAATTAAAAGCGATTTATTTGAAGAGTTTAAAATAGCATGTGTTAGACAAAAGTTTTCATTCCAAAAACTTGCTGACAGATGTGTCCATTTGTATCTTACAGATGAAGAATTTAAACGACAAATTCATAATCACACAGATTTAAATTTATAAAACAAGTATGAAAAAAGGTTATATTCCAAAAGATCAACGAAAGAAAATTTTGTTGATGTGCGACGATATTAGAACCCACTCTGGAATTGGAACAGTTGCAAAAGAAATAGTACTCCATACAGCCCACCATTTTAATTATAGTAATTTAGGGGCAGCTATCGATCACCCTGAAGCAGGGAAACGATTAGACTTAAGTGAAAGTACAAATGATGAAACAGGCATTAATGATGCCAGTGTAACTCTTTATCCCTCTAGTGGATATGGTACCCCTGAACAACTTAGGGAAATCATTAGTATAGAAAACCCCGATGCTATTTTTATTATAACTGATCCTAGATATTGGGCTTGGTTATTTAAAATTGAAGCTGAAGTTAGAACAAAAATTCCTATTGTTTATCTTAATATCTGGGATGATCTACCAGCCCCTAGGTATAATGAAGCTTATTATGAATCTTGTGATTTATTAATGGGTATTTCGAAACAAACAGTAAATATTAATAAAATAGTATTAGGGGATAAAGCTAAAAATAAAATTATTAAATATGTTCCTCATGGGTTAAACCATAAAATCTATAAGCCTTTAGATAAAAAAGATTCTGAATTAATAAAATTTAAAAAGAATTTATATGGGGATAAAGAATATGATTTTGTAGCATTTTTTAATTCTAGAAATATTAGAAGAAAACAAATTCCTGATACTTTATTATCTTTTAGATATTTTTTAGATAAACTAACTCCTGAAGAAGCAGATAAATGTGCTTTAGTTTTACATACAGATACTAGAGTAAGCGATCATGGAACTGATTTAAACGCTGTTGTAGAATTAGTATTAAATGATT